TCTTTAAATAAAGTTTGTCTTCTATAGGCTAAACTTGGTTGGTGTGGTCGTGATGATACTCTTCTTTCACTCATATTATAATATAATATAATATAATGTTTTTACTTTTATATTAAAGTATTTTTTAATAATGTCCTTTCTTAGTTTTATATTTTTTACCTCTTTTATGTCTAGTGTGTCGTTGTCTTTTACCGCGCGCTTGATTTAACTGTCTGTCACGATTAAGTGCTTGCTCAAGTTGTTGCTCAAGTTCGCTTATGACCCCTATTATATATTGTTGTCCTTGGTATAAACTATAATGGTGTTCGCTTGCTAGTCTGTAAGTTTCTCGCGCATGTTCTTTTTGTGCTATAATAGGAGCTAGACCCGTTTCCATTAGTTCTTCAAAAAGAGCACTGACGTCATTAAATCTTGCTTTTAAATTATTAAAATAATTTATGTCCGTGTCCTCATCTTCATTATGTACATATTCAAACCACCGCCTCTTTAGTTCCTTATATTCCATTCCTAAGTTGGACTGATTAAAATTCGTAAGAATTGCGTACCTTAAATTATCTCGTTCTTCTCTCAACATTTCATAGCGTTCGCGCTCATCATCTCTGCGATTTAGTGCTTGGACAACTTCAATTGTTAACGCATCTAATGCATTGCGTTGTTGTCTTAAATCTGTTTCTAATTCTCTAATAGTATTTGCTAAATTGGTTCTTCGTGTTTCTAAAACCCGTGTTCGTCTGGCTATTGCGCTTGGCAAATTACGTCTCCTTTCTTGTCTTCGAGTTGCTGACCTTAAATGCATTCTAGGGGTTCTAATTGTATTTTGATTAATGCTAGACATATTATATTATATTATACTATTAATATAATATTTTATAGGTTTTATTTTAAGAATAACGTTTTTTGCCTTTTTTTCGAGACAATGATGATTTTTTTTTTTTTCCTCGTGCTCCGTTTCTTAATCGTTCTTGGGTTAAAATATGATTTAATTCAGCTCCTCGCGTCCTAAGATCTGTTTGAAGACGAGTAATGCCATCAACTACTTCACGTTGCTTTGCGTTAGCTTTTCTGTATTGGCGTTTAAGACTTTCTATGTCTTCAACCGTTAATCCATCTTGAAGATTTGTGCTTGTTAAAATTCTTTCTATATTAGTTTGCTCATCATTAGCAATCTTTGAAATTTCTTTTTCTGATAATATTTTTCTTACTAAATCCCGCGTTGTTTTAGTTAGTTCTTCTATTCTTATGTATCGTGGATCAGGAGGTGATGATTGTCTTGGTGGTTGACTTAGTCTTGTTGACCTTCTTGTTGTTGACATTATTATATATTATAATTATAATAAAAATTTTTATTATAATAATAATTTTTATTATAATAATATAAACTTTAATTTCTCTAGTTCTTTATTTCTCTCTTATAACTACAAATCTTCCAAATCTTCCAATTGAGTTTTTAAATTATGAACAATTAAATGTAGTCTATCTTGTTCATGGTATGCTGCAATATCATTTTCGTTTGCTTTAGTATAAATTTGGTCTAATTTTTCTATTTTATCTCTAAGAGCATAAAGTTTACCAATAAGACCAAAACGAAGTGCTTCAAGTCTTATTTTCATTAAAGAGGCGCGCGAGCGTTCCAACTATTATACAAAATATATTAAGCAAATATTATTTAGCTATTTTGCTATTTTGCTAAATCGCACTATTAATTTATATAAATGATAAATAATAATAAATAGTCCAACAAATCCTAATGTAATATATGTTTCTTTACTTATTTTTTGTTGTAATCCTAAATAGGCCAATGCTAGAAATCCTGGAATAAATAATATATAATGAGCAATATAAAGTAAATTTCTCATATTTGTAAAATCAAAACTAGGAAATGGAACAAATAATACTATTACTAAACCCAATAGTCCTAATAAATAATATATTTGTCTTGCTGACTTATCTTGAAAATAACCAATATAAACCAAAGACGCACCTATAACTAAAATATGTAAAAGATTCACGTTCTTCATTTGTAAATTTAATATTCCCATTTTATATTTTATATTTTATATTTTATATTTTATATTTTATATTTTATATTTTATATTTTATATATTTTATATATTTTATATAAAAACTATATTATTTTTTTAGAGATCCTATATAATATTTTGGTAAAATAGTTTTTTTAACATAACTAGGATGGCCGTTGGCTATAAAAAGTTGTGTTGCGTCTTTTCCAAGTGCTTGCATAATAATCTCTCCTCCTGGATGTTTTGGAATCCATGAACTAATATTATAAACCTTGTTTTCAATTATTGTCCAAGCATCTTTTTTTGTATTATGTTTTTTTACTTCGTCTAATGTAAACATTTTTTTATTGTGTTCGCTTTTTTTACCGCCTAACTTGCGTGTATGTTTTAATGCCTTTGTCTTCATAGTTGTCATTAGTGTATTACCTAATTTGGAAATACAATTTTCAGAGGTCATTAGCGCACCTTCACACCATGCTTGATATTGTGAATAATTCTCTCCAATAATAAAAACATTAGGCAAAGGATTTAATAATTTTGAACTTAAATTATCGGAGTCTACGTTTTTTTTCCAACACGCCACACCAGCATCCCAAAAATACATTTTAATGTATTTGCTTGGTGGAACTTTTATGTTATAAATGCTAAATAGTTGATTTAGTTTTTCATTTAGTTTGTTTTTAACATAAGTAACTCCTTTTTTGGCAAGCAACAAGTTCCAAAATCTCGCATTAGCACTATCACTATAACTAGACATAATTAGTCCATTGTTTGGATTAATAGGAATTACAAATTGGACTTCGCTATTTGTAATAGTTTTTTCAATATTTTTAAACCAAAGTTCTCCATTTGTTTTATTATAAATTTCGTAAATTCTTAATAGATTTATAGAATTAATGGAGTTTAAATCTCTCAAAAAAGGTTTAAATAATTCTAATTTTTCCAAGCTTTGTTTTGGAATAGCACATATTACATAGTTAGAATATACATAATAAACTTTTGATTTACTATAATTATTTACTACTATTTTAAATAAATTATTGTTATTATTATTTTTTGTAATTATATTTTCAACACTTGAGAGATTTAATAGTGTAATATTTTTTGATTTATAAGATTTTGTTTTTTTAATAAGAACCAACATATTCTCTATTATTTGTTCTAGTCCTCCAACAAGTGTAAAAAACTTTGTTTCATTATTATAATCATGTGTAAAATATTTAATAGCATCATAAGCATTAAATTCATTTAAATCTGAAGAATATTCAAAAACAGATGCTACTTTTTGAGAGAATGAAACTGACACATATTTTTTTATTAATTCACTTAAATAAAATTTTTGTAATACTGACTTGCCTAATTTGGAAACTAGCGGACTAATAATAAATTTGTATAATTTGGACATAATAGTATCTTTTAAGTGCGTTTTATCATGAACGCTATTATTTTCTGATACTTCTATATATGTTTTTGTATTTGGTATATCAATAATTTTAGGTTTTAGACCAAGTTCATTTATTAAATTATTTATAAGTTTATGATGATGACCAAGTCGTCCAGCACCCAAGTCCATAATATATTCTTCCCCCTCTATAGTTTCTTTATAAGAATAAATACGCCCTCCATAACGCTCTCCTGACTCTAATAATAGAATTTTTAGTTGTGAAAACTTTTTAGACAATTTATATAAAGTATAAATACCTGAAATGCCTCCACCAATAATTACTAAATCATAATTGTTACTATTATTATGAGTATTATGATTTTTCTTATTTTTTTGTGTATTAGTCATGTGTGTATATTATTATGTTATAGCAACATAATAATATAAAAATAAAGTAATATTAATACTATTAACACAATTAACAACTATAACAATATTGAAATATTACTAATTTTATTTAGTTCTCCCATATCGTGTAGATTGTCTAGATTGACTACTATCATTAAGAATACTTGTAGCATATTTGCTATTGTTTTCTGCCTCTTTTATTAGGTCTATAGTTAGAAATAACATTCTCTCCAGAAAATTACAATGCTTATTCCTATAATCATCGGAAGATATACAGTCACCATATTTTTTAAAAATATCACTTCTGACTTCTTCTAATGTTTTAGCAAGTTGTATTGCTCTTTCTTGTTGATACAACGCTCTTTCTTGTTGATACAACGCTTGTCTTTTATTTACATCTGAACGTATTGATATTGATTTAAATGATAGGGTTAGTAATTGTTGTTTTTGTTTTTCTATATTTTGTTGTAAATCTGATATTACTTCTACAAGTCGTTGTTCTTCATTTACAAGTCGTTGTTCTTCATTTGCTTCTTTTATCCAACTCGTAGGTAAATGTGAAAGTATTTGTGATACAAGTGAAGGATTTCCGGGGTCATCAAATTCTTGATCATATGTTCTCAAATGGACATCATTTAACTTTTTAGAGAGCAAAGCAGAAACTGTTTCCTCATAAGTTTTTCCTTTTGCTGTCCTTCTGGATTTATGTTTTTTTACTAAATTTCTACGTTTTCCAAATTTTCTTGTTTTTTTCATATTATATTATATTATATGAAAATAAAATAATATTATATAATAGTTAGCATTCACTCATTTTCTAATTAGTCAAACTCCTAAGTATATTCATTGAATTAGTAACGCGTTCTCGTGCTCGTGTTAATTCTTCACTTGCTTCTTCTTCGGTTCTAAGTAATCTAATACTATTAACACAATTAACAACTATAACAATATTGAAATATTATTAATTTTATTTAGTTCTCCCATATCGTGTTGAGTGTCTAGATTGTTTAGATTGTCTAGATTGTCTAGATTGACTAGATTGTCTACTAGCATCAAGAATTTTTTTAGCAATTTTTTTAGCATTTTTGTTATTGTTTTCTGCATCTAATATTAGACCTATAGTTATATCAAGCATTCTCACCAGAAAATCATAATGCTTATTATTCTTAAAATCACCGGAAGATCTATAGTCATCATATTTTTTAAAAATATCACTTCTGACTTCTTCTAATTTTTCAGCAAGTTGTATTGCTCTTTCTTCTTGATACAACACTTGTCTTTTATTTACATCTGAAATTTTTGATAATGATAAGGCGAGTAATTGTTGTTTTTGTTTTTCTATATTTTGTTGTAAATCTGATATTACTTCTACTAGTCGTTCTTCTTCATTTGCTTCATTTGCTTCTTTTAGTAAATGTGAAAATATTTGTGATACAAGTGATGGATTTCCGGGGTCATGAAATTCTTGACCATATGTTGCTAAATGGACATCATTTAACTTTTTAGAGAGCAAAGCAGAAACTGCTTCCTCATAAGTTTTTCCTTTTGCGTTCCTTCTTGATTTATATTTTCTTAGTAAATTTCTCAATTTAACTTTTCTTGTTTTTTTCATTATATAATATAAATATAAAATTGTTTTTAAAAATAATTAGTAATCTCTCATTTTTAATTAGCCAAACTACTAATAATTCTCATAGAATTAGTAACGCGTTCTCGTGCTCTAGTTAATTCTTCGCTGGCAGCTTCTTCGGTTCTAAGTAATCTAATATAAGTTGATGAGTTTACACCTCTTAGTCTTCTATTTCTATTAGATCGTTCATAGTTATTTGTGTGCGACTGGGCATTAGTGAATGCTTGTGTTGCTAAGCGACGTTCTTCTAATGCCTCATTTCTAGCAACTAGCGCTTGTTCATATGTCATAGTTTGATTAGCTAAATGTGCGTAGGCATTGTTAGGTATAAATGTTCTACATAATGGGCAACTAGTATGACCACTGCGTAAAGCGCGGTCTATACATTCAGTATGAAATCTGTGAGTACATCCTAATGTTGTAATAGCTTCATCTTTTGTCATTGGATCATGACAAATAGCACATTCATTGGTTTTTTCTAAATTAGCATAAATCTGCTTAATTGAGCGCGAATGTCGTTTTCTAGTTTGTTTGCCTCTAACACGTTTTTGAATTCGTGTAGCTGCTGATTTTTTTCTTGATGATGACCTACGTGTTGGCGAAGGCATATTATATTTATATTATATAAATATAATAAAATATATTATAGAAAATATGAAATTATTAATGTTGTCTTTAAAATCCTCCTGGTAATGGAATACCCTCTAAATGTGCTACTTCATGTCGTGCTACTTCATGTCGTGCTACTTCATGTCGTGCTTCTTCAAGATTTTGTAATGCTATATTTCTTTCTTCCATTATTTGATCTAGTCTTTCATATAGTCTTTGTGCTTGCATAGAATTTCGATTGTTTATAGTATTAATATAATTGGTGATTAAAAGTAATTCTTCACTTAATCTATCAACTTCATTTCTACAATGTTGTCTATTATTTAACGCTTGTCTTATATGAATAAAATTTGGATTATGTAAATTATCATAATCGTTGTTTGTTATTTGTGTTCTACACATAGGACATCTAAGATAGTCCTGACTGCGTAAATAACGTTCAAAACATCGAGTATGAAATCTATGTCCGCATTCTAAATGTATAATAGATTGATTTCCTATCATATTTTCTAAACATATAGGACATTCATTGTCTATTTCTAAATTTCTCCTTATTTGATTTCTAGTCCGAAGCCTATTTTGAATTCTTGTGGCTGCTAATCTTCTTCTTGATGATGATCTAAAAGTTTTTTTTTTTTTACTTGATGATCCATTTCCTGAAGATGCTTTTCTTTTGTGAGGCATATTATATTTTATAATATAATAATATATTTTATTATATTATAAAATATATTATGAATTCTACCAAGTCAAATTTAGCAACTAAAAATAAAAAACCTATTTTTAAAAACAATAATTTGTCGCAGTTATTTAAATTAATAAGTGAAAAAAGAGTATTTTTTGCTCTAATTTTAGCAACTTTAGTATCTCAACTTTCTATTACTTATTATGTAAGTGAAAATGTTAAAATAGAGGATGAACAAGATAAAAATAAAGAAACTAATAAATTCAATAGCAAACTTATTGGAGCATATGTAGCAATTTTTGTCATAATTCTAATTTTGGCATTTATTACTATGCCACCATGGTTAAAATTTATATTATTTTCTCTCTTTTCAACTGCTTTTGGTGTAATTCTAGGATATAAAAAATCAGGAATAGATCCTGGTATTATTAAAAGTGCTTTAGTAGGAACAGCTAGTATTTTTGTTGCTATGTTTGCTTTTGGACTAGCATTAATTGCCAGTGGTATTAAATTAGGTTTTAAATTTGGTCTTGGTTTGCTTATTGCTTTATTCTTTTTAGTAATTATTAGTATTGTCCAAATTTTTATTGCTGAATCTTCGTTATTAAAAAAAATACTTGTTATTGGATCATTGATGGTATTTTCGTTATACATTATGTATGATACTAACAATATTTTACAACGTAATTATAATGGAGACTTTATAACAGCATCTTTAGATTATTATTTAGACATAATTTATATTTTTAGCGGATTATTAAGTGGACTTGAGTTTGATGATTAAAATACACGATTATGGTATAGGAATAAATTTCCACCCTAAATCTTCACAAATTTTTTTCCATATTTGGTCTTGTTCAATTCGTTTTTCACGATCTTTTAACATAGGAAAATATGGTAAAAAACTGCGTTCATTTAACAATTCACATAATTTATATAATGTATAATAATAGTTTAAAAAATTAACTCTATCTTTAGGACAATATTTGGAATAAGGTTTTTGTAATTCCATAAATAAATTACATAATGTTTCTTCAAGTTCAGCACTCATTATAGGAGGTCTTATTCCTAATTTATCTTTTATAAATGGAATATGTTCATAATATTTATTATAACCTAGATTTTTCAGTATTTCTTTGGTTTTCTTATTTGTTAACTCATTAAGACTTATACGTTCTTTTTTGATTTGATTTTTAATATTCTCAAATACTTCATCAGGTATATTTGTGCTTTCTTTTGCTTGAAATTGCGCTAATATTTCTTTTAAATGATTTATTCTTTTATAAGCATAAAAACATACTTCTTTAGGAGG